TAAGCGAAGCCCAGCTTAGAAATAAAGTAAGCAAAATTATAACCGAAAATAGTCTATCAACAGCGGAAAAAGACTTCAAAGACGGCGCAATCTTCGTAGATCAGTATAGGCAAAGCATCCGAGCTTTCAATGAGGAAGCTTCGAAAGAAGGAGGGGGCTTCGGGGTAGATAATTTAATGAAGACCATTAAAGGGGCGTTCGCCTATAGCCCGCAGGATCAGCGTAACGACACGGACAAGGCCATTGGTCGCGCCGCAGATTTATTCAGAGATGGCACGACAGACGCCCTATTCGAAGCCATTAAGGGAACCAAAACCTTAAAGCAGGCGTTCAGCGACCTGTTCTTGAGTATCGCGGACGATCTTCTCAAGTCGGGCATAAAGCAGGGCGTCAATTCGTTATTTAGCGGAATCGCTAGTTACGCTGGGTCCTTCTCTCAGGGCGGCGTAGTCAAAGGCTACTCTTCTGGCGGAACTGTAACTGGAGGATCTGGAGTTAGAGATGACGTTCCCGCTTATCTCAATAAGGGAGAATTTGTAATAAGAAAAGCCTCCGCTCAGAAGCTCGGAATAAATTATTTAAATTCGTTGAATTCCGGCTCGACCATCAAAAGGGGAGGCGGCGGAGAGACCATGTTCAGAGGTAAAAATGAGTATCTTTATGACGACGAGAAAAAGCCGACCAAGGGAACCTTAAATGTCGACGAACGACTTTCAATTCTCGCTCTAACTGACGAAAATAATCCTCAAAACCAGATTCGCGAAGAAAGACGGGATTCTCTAATCCAATATTTAGCAGACAAAGCTGAGCACGATGAGCAGCAGAAGAAGATGCAGGAAGACTTTAAAAAAGCTAAACGCAAGAGAGCCAAGGCGGCACTAATTGGAACGGCCATTCAGATCGGTGGAACTTATCTAGGGAATATGGTGGGAGAGGCTGGGGCGGCCAGGAAGGCAAGAGCCAGCTCCGCATCTTATCAAGGGCGTGTGGATACGGGCGCTAATATGCCCAATAATCGGCCGATGAAGATGACTCCGCTCCCTATACAGAACAACGTAAAGATGCGCCCGTCTTATTCCGCTGGTGGACTCTCCGGCACTGACGACGTCCCCGCGATGTTAACGGGCGGCGAATACGTGATACGCAAAGACGCCGTAGATAAGTACGGACTAGGATTCTTCAATAAGTTGAACGCTGGAAACACGAGAGGATACGCCGAGGGAGGACTTGTCGGCGGCGCGGCTCCAATCGGAGAAGCTTCTTCGGCAGGAGTTAATAACATCAACATAACGGTCAACGTGAGCAACAACGGAAGCGCGGATACCAGCGTGAAGACAGAGGGGAGATCGATGGACGACAAGGGCGCCAAGGCCCTGGCTGCCACGATTAACAATTCCGTTATCAAAACGATAATTGAGCAGAAGAAGCCCGGCGGACTGCTTTACTAACAGCTGTTAGATGAAGTTTTCGATAGCGACGCAGCGAGCTTTGGCTTCGGTTCCGGAAGCCGGAGCGGAGATGCTCACGTTGGGGACTTCTGTATATCCGCATCCGTTGTCAACTAACTCTATTCTTACTACCTTGCCGTCTCTGATTAGGGCTACGGCCTTGGCTTGGGCGCCTAGGAACGGGCCATTTGGCGCGTCAATAGTCACGGTGGGCGGCTCCGCGTAGCCCCCTCCGGTATCCGTTATTCCTATTCTTAAGATATTGTTGAATGGATTATATCTGATGAGATCTTCTGGCGTTTTGAGGAGATAGATAGTTAAGCTATCAGGAAGTTTTCTAAGAAAATTTTTCAGTAAGATTATGTATTTTTTAAACTTTTCATCCCCCGTCTCGAGAGCCATCATGAACGGGACATCTAAGCCTTTAAGCATTGAGTCTCGCCGTTCTCTGATCTCTCTAACTCTAGAGAATCTTAGCGACTCAATCGGATCCATCGGGATTTTTCCTTCGTTCATAATTAATAAGTCTTCTCCTGCGTGTCGTCATTAGACCAAAGGACTCCGAAGTAGCCTGCGGTCAAGAACCCGTGATCGACAAGTCTGCCGAATTGAAGGTCAAAATATTTTGTATTTTTCTCTAGTCCACCAAATCCCTGACCGAAGCCGGCTGGATGATGATTATATTCTGGATTATTATCGAAAGTTTCAAAGTAAGCATTAATTACTGTGCCATTTAATATGTTGCCAGGAGTCATCATTACTTTTGTTAGGCTCGGCGCGGAGATGGAGCTATTAATGCCTCTATATTTTCTATTGCTCGCATTTATTCCTATGACGTTATAGTTTCCATCGTATAGGGTTTGTCCTGCGAAGGGACTTATGGCATAGGGGGAATATGTAGCGTCTACAACTGGAGCTCCGTTAGCGTCCTTTTTGTAGGGGACATTTACGTCGTCAGCGAAGTAACACCTAAATCTAATCCATTGCGTATAGTCGGATAATGATGTCTGAGCGTATGTATCTAAAGTGCCCTCGTCGCCTTTAAATACTCCATTTACTATCCTTGGCGGCCCGAAACCGCAATAGATATCGTTTGAGACTACGTCTGTTAGGTAGTCAGTTTCATCAACTTCGTCGTACCAGTATACGTCTACAGTCCTGTAAGTATCTCTAATGTCGCAGCGATATTTTCTAAATCCTTTAAATAGTTTATATGGATGATTTGCGCTCAAAGCGCTTATGTTGAGTATTTCTATCCTCTTGATCCCGAAAGACTTAAAATGCCCAGCGTCTAGGTCGATCATCACCCAAACCTTATACCCCTCCCCTCCGAAGCTTCTTATTTCTGGCCTAGGCGCCGCAACCACGGGAGAAACGGCCAAAAGCTTTTCCAATGCCGGGGGACTAGAGGCGAGATCCCTCCAGTTTTTATCAAATGAATCATATAGACTATAAGCTACATAATTTTTCCTAGCTTGGCTTATTACGTTACTACTTGTCGGTTTAACGATTATTGGGAGAGTAAATTTTTTAAACTCCTGCACTTCAATGCCTAAATTGTTGCAGTACGCAATAGTTTGGCCCTGCACCTGGGCGCTGGTGAATGCATTATTACTAATATAAACGAACCCCCCGGCCACGTCTGAAAAATTAGAGGGAATACTAGTTAAGTGTATCCTAATTTCCTTTTCGTAAGTAAAAAATTGCTCCGTGCAATAGCTCGCGTTGGAGGGGCAAACTCCATTTTCGTTCATTAGCGGACTTGTTACCCTTGGATTATTCACCGTAAGGATGTCGTATCCATTAGCGTTAGAGAATAGTGAGTCAGTGTCAGTGCTAGTTACGAAATTTCCTCCAGCAGAGCTATTTCCATGAGCGTCGTGAGCCTCGACAACAACGTCATATTCCCTTAGCGGAGTTCCCGCGTTGCTGTTGATGTTATCTAAAATATTGAACGTATAATTTGGGCTTAGAGAATCGCTCGGCAAAAATCCAGTGACTTGAAAGAATTTTGAACTTGCCGGAGTGTTAGAGAAGGATTTCGGCCTGAAGGTCAATCTATAATGAAAATTAGACGCGAAGATCGACTCCGGTATGACTTCAGATGCCCAGTTGAAATTAAATGTCGGAGCGGCTTGATCGTAGAGGGACGCCGTTGCGTTCTTCTGGCCTGGGCTGTTAGTCGCTACTGAATCAGAATTTAATCTTAAGTTCTTGACTATTATGTCTTTAATCGGCTCGTTATTCTGAATAATCGAAGTACTTAGACTAAGAGCGTTTGATGTCGCGAAAGAAGAGTTCGCAGCAAAAAATTTAAAATAATAATATACATAATTTTCAGATGGCAAAAAGCTAGAGGTGACAGATCTTAAGCTCGGCGCTGATAAAGTGGCAATCTTATATCTCGAATCTGGGATTAAGGAATTATTAATAATTGATGTATTGTCGAGCCCTCCTAATCCTGGGTTATTTTCTCTATAATCTCCATTTTTCCAAGGATCCCCTACTGTCGTGGTCGATTTGGCAAAAACGATATAGCTAGATAAAGCGCCAAGACTTGTAGAGCTCGTATCAGAGTTAATAGTATACCCTATTATCTTCGAGTTGCCGGCGCTCGTTATGTTAAAGCTGGCGGAAGCGGCCGTAGAAGGAACAACGTTAGAGAACGAGGAGTCGAAACTCAACCCTGATTCAATGGCGATAAATTTTAGAGGATTATATTCTATTCCCGCCACCTTGTACATATTTGGCTCTGATTCTTCTACAGATAATATTCTAAAGGTCTCGTTTTTAGACGAGAGCTCGCTTAGGTTCGAGAAGTCGGAGCCTTCGCGCGGGAAAGGTTTTCCTTGCTCATTTCCAGAGACCGAAAGCGTCCAAATAGCCCCCGGCAAGAGAGAGTAATTAACTAAACTCGGATAAGCTGGATTAAGATTTATTATGGAATAGTTTCCGCTTATCGAAATCTGAGACCCATTGAAATAAAAATCTTGGACTTGCTTTCTTCTTATGTTTTGGGTATCGTTTGATGTTCCTAAATCAACCATACTTGTGTCGTAAAAGAAAGAGGGGGTCACTACTGACATGAAGTAATTCTTAGATAGGTCCGCGTCGTGAAGCGGAGAGTCTAATGTTAGAGTCTTATTGGTTCCGTCAAAAGCAAATAATCGGCCGCCCCTTCTCCGAACGTTTCTATTTTGATCTGAGACCGTCACAATATCTCCAGGCCTTAAGTAGTTAGCCTCTAGGCCGGCTGTGAATGACACTGTTTCAGTTTCTAGGTTTTCAGTGAAGAGAATCCATTTTCCGAGCCGACTTGCTTGCCCGCGACTAGTGCATCCAAACGCAGCAATTTCGATTTCTCTGAGGCCATTCTTTCTTATTCCGTCCACGTCTTCCGCGACCTCGATAGCGGGCTTGAAAAGGTTTGTTTTATCGTTGTACCTGACAACGGCAACGTTACGCCTTAGCTTCGAGCTGCTGCTCGAATATAAAAATTCTCCGCCTTCTACGCTAGCGTTCGTAAATTGATAAATGGGACTCTTTTTGTCGCTGTCTTGATTGACGTAAATATTTCCGGCGGCATAATAAGAAATACCACGGAAAATGCTAGCCATGTCATTGATGACTTTATAAGCTTCTTCCCTAGACTGAAGGAGCAAATTGCAAGTGAATCTCGGCTCTATTCCTCCAAACCCGTCTGGCACTAGGACGTCGCAGTATTGAGCTATTTCGTATAGCGTCCATTTATCCACAAACCGAGGGTCAATGTATTTACCTAGGCCGTATCTAGCGTTTGTAACTAAGTCGTAGAAGCACCAAGCCGGGTTGTCGGTCCATTCTTTGTTCGTTTTGAACGTTCCGTCCCAATGTGATTCGTAGCTTTTCTTTATGGGGTTATAATTAGATGGCACTTTGACCTTCAAAAGTCTGGTGTCGTAACTTCTATTTGGGATTTGAGAAAAGTATTCCGCATCAAAATTAAAAGACGCCACTGCCGAATTGGGATAGGAGAATTTCGAGCCAAAAATTTCTGAGATAGAATCTATAAAAGTAGAGCTTTGAGCACTTGTACTTATCGAGTCGTTAGTAATTCTATATATCTTAATCTCCCAACCCAAAAAGACGTTAAGGTCGGAAATTAAACCGGAAAGGAAGTTGACGGTCGTAGATTCTATGTACGGAGAAGTTATCCGTCCTTCCACCGTCATTGTGGCTCCTCTAAAATAGGTATTAGAAATAGAGTTAGAGTATAGAGGTCGATAATCAATAATGTAATCAACGGCGCTATCTGTAATTTTAATATTTCCTGCTCCCTCCATAGTCCTGTCGGTAAAAGATAAGGTCGAGAATTTAATATTAACCTCTACAGAGCTACAGTCTTTATTTAAAATTTTATAAAATTTTGCAAATTGGTCTACCGGCCCTATGCGGAGTCCGCTATTTACATTATAGCTAGGGCCCCTTAGTCGTTCATTTATTGCGATAGTCCTTTTAGTTTCCGTCCTTAATTTGTTAGCGCTTTCATATTCTCCATTGGGTCCGCCATACGCCTTCGAAAACTGAATGTTCTGAAAATTAAATTGATTTTCTTTGCTTAATACGGGGATGTCATTTAGATAAACAGAATTAAGATGACTATTCGCGGGCGAGTCTGGTACGGAATTTTTTTCTACAACAGTCGTCCATCCCACGTTCCCCGCTGTTCCGAATAAATCATAATCCTTAGATACTAGTCCATCAATCGGGCCTTCTGATAACAAATCAGTAATTTCGACCAGCGACTTTGAGTTTATTCTGTTGGTTCCGGACTTTATTCCAATCGGATCTTCGGTTAAGGCCATAATTTAGATATATAGAAAAATTGTTTAAACAACGGAGTTCATCATTGATACAAGGATGTTGTCCGGTAATGAACCCGCGTTCGCTCCCGCCGTAGTATCGTCTGCAAGCTTTTTGGTGATCACTAAGTTTGTCGCAATGTTTTGAGACCCTACGAGTAATCTACCATAACCCACTGGAACTGGGCCACCTTCGAAAACCGTATTCTCTGGTCCATTAAAAAGATAAGAGACAGACTGGCGTGTGTTTTGGATTTCTCTAAACGACTCCATGTCAGGAGGCTTGGCCAAAAGATTAGAAATACCATTAAATAACAATCCGAGTCCGGCCAGAAATAATGTTGGACCGAAGGGCCCAGCGTAAAATGAAGCGAAAATGAGAGTGGCTCCGAGAAAAATATTTACGAAGTCTAATGCGTCGCCCGCCCCTTCGATAACGGGAATTATGTCAATAGATCTAAGGTCGCTACTGCCGATTATTAATTCTGAGCTTTTAATTTGGCTTAAATCTGTTTCGTCAAATGTTTTCTTTACCACGGAGTCGTTAACGACTATTTGATATTTTATGTTATTTTTATCGCTATCTAAAAGGAACTTATATAATTTCCGACCAGAAATGATCTCGATGGCATGGATAGCCTCTGCGATATTGGAGATAGATAAACTCCAGCCCTCACCGACAGCTAGCCCCAAGACTCCATGGAGTCTTATATTTACTAAGTTATCGCTCATGATAAAATTTTATACCTTAATATGTAATTCGTTAATCTTTGGTAGGCGGCAGAATACTCTTCTATTTTAGAAAAAGAGCTTCTTCGGTTATGAAGCATTAATGAATCGCCAAGATATATTGCAGCGTGGCCTGAGGAATTTTTTCTCTTTAAAGACTTAAAGATCAGGATGTCGTTCCGCTTGGGTTCGTCGACTCGGGCAAAACCTTCTTCTTCGTGATGCTCGTCGAATGGATTTGAGAGCTGGCTTTCCCAGTCGTCGTCTCGATGATAGTTTCTCACCTTTATGTTTAATTCGTTTTCGTAAAACTCTCTAACTAAAGAGAAGCAGTCTTGGGAGCCTATCTCGAAAAATTTTCCTATGTATTTCTTATATCTAGGATCGAATCCGAATTCTTTAAAAGACTTAGATTTAACTGCGTAGAGTATATATCTTATGCCATGATATAAGCTATTTTTCTTATCTATATCAGAAAAGCTCTCTTTCCCACTCGGGTGAGAGTGATAAACTGCTTCGATTTTTCCTTTCTTTTCGGCCTTCAGAAAGTCGGAGGGGTCAATGGAAAATTGTTTTTCGAACTTATTTGCGCATGGGAAAATAAATAGGTCGTCATCTTTCGAAAGGACGAATCCGCAGCACTCATTTGGTAATGAGTCCTCCGCCTGGGAGACTATATCCTTTCTTATTTTTTCAGTTAACAGCATATTAGCCTCTCGATTGAATACCAGGAAATCCTCCGAACGGAAGAAATCCATTGAATATAGTGTTATTTTTCCATCTTAGCTTGCATCCCTTTAGAGATTTAGAGCACTGATCTGCCGTCCAATACTTTTCGTTTGGAGGAGGAGCTCCGGCTGGAGTGGCTCCTTTAGAAACGAAATAATAATTAAGTTCGTCAATTTTTATTTTAACGATTTGCCCCACAGTATAACCAGAGGTATCCGTCCAGCTCGCGGGGACAGAGTTCGTAGGATTGTAAGAAGTTATAATGTCTAAAATCTTTTCGTCTTTTTCGTTGGCGACTGGATGCGCTAGCGTCGGAAGAGTAGAGCTCCCATGAGTAATGGCGCTTCCATTTGCCGAATACTCATAGCAGCAGCCTTCTCCTCTATATTGCCAAGGGCATTTTTTTTCCATTACCATCCTCGCGGGCAAAAGGACTCCCTGAACGTCTATTAAGGACGCGAGCTCTAATTCAATGAAATTCTTTGACTCTAGCGACTTTCTATCAACATAAAAAACATCCTTGGGGAAAGTAGCAAACGGATCTGGGCAGAAATCGGTAGGAGGAGCATAGATCGGGTCATCTGGAGTCAGCGTGTGGGTTAAGCAATTTGTACTTGCGCCCCAACCAGAATAAAAGTTAATTCCATCAATATATTTTAAGAAAGTTCTAATTCTAGTGACCTTAGCTCCGGACAGTCCATTTAAATGCCTTAAGAACATTTTGAAGTTAGAAAAATTTATATCTCCTTCTACAGAAGCAGCCATCGAGAGCTTCGGAGCCGGTAGCGACCCATTTGAGGTTATTTCAAATCCAGATATATTTATAGGAAGCGCAACGTAGGTTTTTGCATTAAACTTTAAATTCTTATTTATAAGTTTTAAATTATTATGAAATCTAAAAATCTTAGACCCGTCGACATCTCCATTGTAGTTGAAGTTTATAGACCTAAAAGCTTTGATTAAAGCTTCCGTCGAAGCTATTTCGGTAACGTCAATTTCATAGAAAGACACTAAACTGCTGGCCTCTAGAGTGGCGCTCTGAGCATTAATCTTACTTAATGAAGTGGCGGCTTGACTCGTATTCATTAGATAGATACCTCTTCAAAGGATGTTCTGATCGAGTAGTTGTCATGGAATGCGACTGAGGAATCCCAGCTTCTGCAAACAAAATTCTTCCTAATAGAGTAGGGCTCCGGAGGAGTGAAGTAGAAGGATTCTGCCCCTTTTCTTTGCTGTAGAAAATGCAGTATAGCTGCCGCCTCTTTACTGTTTCTTTTGTCGAAGGTCAGATCAAGCTTTATAAGAGAATTATTGATTCCCTCAGCGTATCTCTGCTCGTACCCATCTCCGAAGCGCATCGACTTTACCTTAGGCTCCACGGACACGGTCAACCCATACGAAGGGCTCCAGATAAATTCCGTTTTGAATACCGAGTTAACATAAGACATTCCTCCCCAAGTGGAAGAGGTAGCGAAAGGCGAACTATTCGTGGAGGAATTCGCATTAAGATAATAAAAATAACCCGCCTCTTTGACTATGTCGTTGCGAGAGTATGTGGCGTTGGCGTCGTAGGCCTGTATCCCAAAAATAGATGGCATAAACCTTTTTCCTTTTACCTGTTATTTTTACACTTTTTTGTATACAATACTCGTGTAAATATTATAGGCAAAAGGGATAAGGAATGCCATATTTTAATTATAACAACGCTAAAATCAGTATAACTGGACAGGCTTTCATGGCCGAATCAGTAGGCATCTCCCTGCAAAATTCGATTTCTCCTAAAATTCTCTTAAACAGAAGAAGTTGCGACGATTACGCAGCGGAAGATGGAGTGAAGGGAGCCCTCTCGTTGAGGTACTATCTCACCGGAATAGATCCGCTAAAGAATTTCATTAAAAATGAGAAAGATTCCATCTCTGTAAATTTTAATGGACTTGGGGTTCAGAGCGGATATTTAACCTCCTACTCCTTTGAGGCTTCTCCGTATTCCCCCGTCTTGATTGACGCCGAGATCTCCTTTTTCGATAACGTAACCGGATCATTTTTCGCTTCGGCAGAATCTAACTCGCCGCCAAACTTTTCTACATTCAATTCATTGTCGTTTGACGTCTCCGGGTTGAACGTGAATGACAATTCTATATCTTTCTCTTATAAATATGGATCAACGATAGAGCCTTTATATAAGGTAGGCCAAGTAACTCCGAGAGAGATTAGGTTTCTTGAGAAGAGCCAGAACTTATCAATTAAAAGCTATAGCCTAGAAAATACTTTTTCTTATACTGGTAAGTTTATAACCGCGAGCATTAACGTAGGATCAGAGTCTTATGACGTAAAGGGACTTCTAACCTCGAAGGATACCTCTGTCGGATTCGGAGAAAAAATCATCACATCATTAGAGGTGAATCAAAACACTTATGGGAATAAGCCTACGGTTACTAGCGCGACATCGTCGCTGACGTGGGATCAGGAGATCGACATTAATGGCAGCAATTTATCGACTACAACCGCTGTCCTTTTCGACATTAATCTATATTCGACAAAAATTACTATTTTGAGCGACTCCTTAATTAAAGCTAAGGTTCCCAAGTACGCTAGAGGGTCTTCCTTCTCTGTTATTAATTTGGCTGGGGAAACTAGATATCCATGACGATTATAAGCGGCAGAATAGGAGCGACAGTCAGAGTTACTGGAGATAATTTCTTCCCCGTAACTCGTGTCGACCTTTTGTCTGAATCTTGTCGGTTCGAAATCTTGAACGAGAATTTGATGAACGTAGTCATCCCAAACGGCGGGACTTCAGATTTTCCTACGTTTTATTCTGATTATTCCGAAACCTATTATACTGGAGCGGATAAGATAGTAGTTTTCCCGAAGATTATAGCCTTGAATAACTATACTGGGATGTATCAGGATACGATAAACGTAACTGGCTATTATTTTTCAGGAGCTACTGGGGTACGTTTGAATAACATAGAGTGCCCATTTTCGGTTTTATCAAATACTCAAATAGATTTAACTGTACCATCTGGTAACGTTCGCGGGCCAGTAAAGGTGCAAGTCGAAGCGGGAATTGAGTCCATTTCGGATTTTAACTTTTATCCAGAAGTTACCGTGACTGGCTCAGAAATAGGCTCTGCTGGAACGGGAGAAAATATCACCCTGTTAGGCAAATACTTCTTTACTGAATTATTGTTTAATATCGGAGGCAAATACCTCGTCTCTTTCAACGGAAATATAGCAACCGGGCTTTTCGATTTAATTGACCCTTTCACTTTACAGGGAAATATTCCGACGGCAGCGATATCGGGTTCAGTTTTAATAGCTAAGAGTCCAGCTTTGAGCGGCTTAGTAGAATACTATTCATCATGAGTTTTTCATTTAATGTAAAACCTAATCCGCCAACGCTTTTCCCTTCCGCTTTGCAAAGCGGAAGAAAAGCTAATGCCGAGGCTGGCTTCACAAACCATGTTTATAGTGGTCAAAATTTAGGAAATTTAACTGGAATTTTTCTATTAAACTCCACGCCAGAGCAGCCCAATTTATTAGATATTCCTAGCGGCCAGTTCGGCACCCTGACTCATCCGAACGTAATCTTTAGTGATCAATTCATTTCGATTAATACTCCTAGGCTAGATTCTGAAACCTACTCTCTTAGGGTAGAGGATGCTTTTGGTAGATCCTCCGAAATATCGGGGGCATTAAAAATCTTAGATAATTCTGTTATCGCTTTTCCAGGGCTAGGCAGCGACGAAGAGGAAATAATTGGGGACGATGGGTACTATTTTAGTCATACGGGTGTGAGCGCCGCATTTGGAGGCGTGGAAGCCAAATCTTTTGAGTTAACAAGCTCAAAGGCGAGTATATGCTTGAGGGCATTAGACTTGTTCGGAGAATACTCAGATAACATAGGATCTTCTACTTTTAAATTAGTCTGGACGGGAGATTCTCCCATAGATTATGGAAAAGTAACAGTAGACGACGTGACGACCGAAGGGGGAACGCCATTCTGTTGGACTGGAGACTTCGCTCCATTGCCCGCTGGATCTTATGGAAGATATTCTATTTCTTTCGTTTCTGGAAATTATTCTTCAGACGCGGGCACGGGTTTCATGATGGGCCTTTTTATATTGACCAAGAGAGTATAATATGGAATTTTCTGGAACATTCGGTAAGGTAATTCAATTGACTGGCAGAAATATTTATGACGTGCCAGACGCTAGGGTTTATCTGAACTACCCAACAGAAGCAAATGAGGCCCTTTCCTTTTCTGGGGTGGGAGAAGCTGGGATATATTTTACATTACCGCGCTTATCGAAGAGAGACAATAGCGTCATTTATTACAATACCATAAACTACTCAATCATTACTGGATTAAAATACATAGACATCCCTTTCGTATCTGGATTCTCGCCTTCTTCTGGGCAGTGGGGAGATCTTATTAGGGTAAGTGGCAGAGAATTCATAGAAGTAACTGGGGTATTTGTTGGCGATAAATTATCCGAGAACTTCTACACGTCCGGAGAAAATAATTTATTTTTTACTATTCCATATGGATCGGATTCAAATTCTATAGAGATACGGGCCACGGGAGGCGTGGTAAATACTTTTCCTAATGCGCTTTTTAATATTGGGAGTTTTACTGGCGACTTGAAGGTAATCATCCCCGACTTATCCATCGACGGCTTCACCAAAAATTATGTAAAATATAACGAAAAAGTTTTCGTTTCCGGAAAAGGCTTGCATATAGTTAATCAACTTTCTTTTTCTGGAGTTGGGGGGATTGGAGGCTTTATAAGCCTTGAAGAACTAGTCCATCTTGGATCGACGGGAATAACGTTTAGGGTCCCGACCGGAGTATTGAATGAAACCAGATTCAGATTAAACAATGCAGGATTTAATTCAGTCCAAACTATCGAAAATCTATTCATCACTGGATACTCAATCATAAACGTGATAAACACCCACGGAAGATATCAGGACATTATTCCCATCTCTGGGACTAACATGTCAGGAAGGCCATTCTATTTTAGGGGATACACGATTAGCGGAGAGTTTCCTAATCTCATTGAGAGCCTAAGCTACAACTACATAAGTAATGAGCTTATCGAATTAACGGTCCCGAAAGAAGTAATCCGTGGGCCAATTTATATTAGCGGCGAAGACGGACTGATTTCCAGCGAGGATGACTTCACCCCAATTCCAACGATCTTCCAATTACAAAGCGAATATTTGACGGTTGGCACAAAGTTTACGCTAAAAGCTCGAAACGCCACTGAAATATATAAACTTTTAGGAATATCTGGCTACAATAGATACGAAAATAAAACTGGAATTTATTTTATTTTAAATGACCAGACCCAGGAGCCTAGTGAAGATCCTAACGTTTCTGATGATTATTTTGGAGATTTTCACGTTAATTATGGGGCTCTTCTCAATAATTATCCAAGCGGGCTAACTACGGGGCATGTTCTGATAAGCGGAATAATAAATAATTCCTTTGTAGGAACTGGATTTTTATTTCTAGCCAGCACGAACAATACTTTAGGAGAGCTAGATCTGAGCGTCCTGGATGAGGCTCTTTCGTTTAAAGATAATTTTAAGGACATCTATAATTCTCCTAATTTTGGTGAAATCTTATTCTCCGAAGGAGTTATTGTTAGTTCAAAAACTCCAGTCATATCAGGTTTTACGGAGAGGGTGCCAAGAACTGGAGAGTTGGAAATAACTGGAAAATATTTGATGTCCAGCACGGGCTTTAGCCTTGGAAGCGGACCTGGAGCTAGATTCATAAGCTCTGAAGATTTCGTCTTAGATTTAGCAGATAACGTAGTGACTAAAGTTAAAACCTCCGCTCTTCAATCGAATGTCTATGAGTATGAGCAGAGAATTAGAATAAGAACAGAAGACTTTGGTTTTACTGGGAAAAGCGGGACCTTAGACGTTATGTATATTTCGCCTAGTTAATATCATATGAGCCATCTAGTATTTATTTCTCCCATTAGTATCTCTGGATTTTCTCCGGAAATTCTCGGGGTCGGATCTAGTTTCACTCTAAGCGGAGAAAACTTCATCGACGCGACGAATGTTTATCTATTAAATCAATTCGAAGAAAAATTCCAAGTAGGATTCGGCTTGGGCGTCGGCCAAAACATTACTGGGGTAATCCCAGAGGTCAATCCTCTAGAAGGATTCTACAAGGTGGGCGTGGAGAACGAGGTGGGGGCGGCTGAGATTTGCTGCTTCCAGATCACGGGGCTCGGGGTAAACGGTCCTACTGGTCCGACTGGCGCTACGGGACCGACTGGAAGCACAGGCGCAACAGGTGCGACGGGTGCGACTGGAGAAACTGGCGACACAGGAGCAACGGGTGCGACGGGTGCAACAGGTGCAACAGGTGCGACTGGAGCAACTGGCGACACAGGTGCAACGGGTGCGACGGGGGCAACAGGTGCAACAGGTGCAACAGGTGCGACTGGAGAAACTGGCGA